TTCCTCGATAAACAAGACTCGCTTACCAGTCGCTTCGACAAAGTCCTGCGCGCGAGCATGAATCAGCACGCCCGCTTCATCGTCCCAGTGTATGTTCATCATCTGATTACTGTATGATGCGTCTGGAATTTTAAAGAGGTACTCCCTGTAATTGGCGCCGCCTTCGAGATTGTAGATTTGGCCGTCAGCATTGTGCCAATGCGTTACACGGCGCTCTTGGTCTTCTTCGCCGCTGTCTCCGTCGGCGAGATAAGGCCCATCGGGCTCGAAGTCGTCATAAGGATAAGGCCCGTCGGGCTCAAATTCATCGTAGGGGCTATCCTCGTACTCGTCACCAAATTCGTCGGCGTAGGCGTCGTAGAGTTCGGCGCCGTCATCAAAGCCCACCGTAGAGTCATAGTCATATGCCATCGCCGAGTATTCTTCGGGGCTAAGGTCCTTCTTAAAAACTTCGACTTGAATTTGGTTGCTGCGGGCCCAATCGAGAAGTTCTTCTTTTGTGACATTTTTCTTGCCGCTTACGAAGTCCAGTATGCCCGTCCATTTTATCTCCTCAGCCTTAATGCCTTTGCCGAGAAGCCAGCCTTGAACCTGCTGAGCACCCAGTTTATTGGGCATTTGCTCAGCGATGACACGTTCCATCTGCGAATAAAAGACGGGGGCGTAGTCTCGTTCGGAAGTATCAACTGCAAATTTACGTTGCCCTGCTTGGGCCTCGTCGAGAGTTTTAACAGCTTGGTACGAATAGAACTGCACTGCCACATCTGTGATTACTTCTCCTGAAGTATCCACCACATTGCGGAATACGACACCATCATGGCCACGGTTTCTGTATACCTCGCGCACGATACTGTCGAGAATCATCTTACGGCCGTTGTACTCGAGCTGGTTCCACTGCTTACCATTGCACTCAACGATAGCTGGATTTTCCATATCGAGGTAAACGGCAGCTCTATCGCTCGCGTTTAGCGTATCGCTACTGCGAGTGAACTGAGCACCCTCAGGTACCTCGTTCATTGCCCACATGTACCCATAAGTATTATCGCTGAGGGCTTGACGTTTGCCTCCATACCACCGAGTAAGGTCGCCGCGTTTACCGTAGTAGGTGCGCATTACACTGTGCTGAAGCCGCTTACTAATAGCGGCGGGTACAGTCTGCTCATCACTGTCGATAGAAATTTCTTGCGCCTGGGGCTTGACATCCATGTCGATTTTGCGTAAGATTTCATTGAAGCTAATTCCCTTGGTTTCCCCGGGATAAAATTTCCCGGCCCGCCATTCAGGGATTTGGCTTCTTTTTTTATCCAACATATCAAGCAGTTCGTTAAACCGCTCTTCGTCTGCCCACAGCAAACGTCTTTCATTGACAGCCCTTTGCAGGAACGTAGGCTCCGAAGTGCGCTTTTCCGAAACCAAATAGTCGAACTCTGTACGCCCATACAAACTCTTGACATGATTTGCTTTGACATTGTGCTTATCAACCGACGCATTCCCCCCGAATATGCTGGGCTGAATTGCAGCGATAACGGGCCAACCGTTATCAGCTACGGCCGATAGAACCGCCACAACGGTGTTTTTATCTGTCGAGGATTCGACGAGCATTACGGGGTTTTCCAGCAGCTCGGGCAGTTGATTAATAATCTCTAAGCCGAGACCGTGGCCACTATACTTTAGCTTCCATCCGTACTCGTCGGTAAGTTCTTCCGCCATCGCCTCGCCGAGTTTATTTTGAGTTATCGTGAAAATCTTTTTATCAAGCCCGATTTCTCGATATATCTTAGAGGGCTTACCGATGCACAGCACACTTCGGCCAATATCGCTGGTCTTGTCGTCATACGTTCCATTGTCAATCTGCTCTTGCTTCTCAAGCCATGCTTGCAACTGTTCAGACCAGCTCTTCCCCATTACGGCTGCGCGGATTATGCCAGCCGTGCCAGCATCGGCGGGAGAGTCCAAAGCCTCCCACATATTGCGCTCAAGGGCTTTAATGGAATTAAGAGCGTCTTTACTCCAGGCGGTCGCTGCGTCTCCGCGAACCGCACTAAGTCTTGATTTAAGACTCCGCAGTTTATCCAAGCCCGCAATTATGAATCCAGGTTCTATACCCGCCATCTTCTGAAGTATATTTCTGTCGGCGAACATTTCACCCATCCAGTTTGCCGCGACTTCCTCACGCAGGTATGCGTCCGTTACGAGCGTCTCGGCTTCCTGGCGGGTATACGTTTTGCCAGTTGCGGGATTAACCTCCTGCATATTTACTTTGATGTAGTCCTCGCGCAGGTCTTCTATTGCGGCATCCACATCGGCTAAACGACCATAAATTCGGGCGAACGCATTGAGTATCGACCTAACTATCGGCGTGCCGTACTCCTCATCTCGTGTGTCGGAATCAACCGAGCCTTGGATAATCGAAGCCACGTGCACAAGCTCATGGCCGAGAGTTGACGTGAGCATTTCAGTCGATTGGGTCAGCAACTTACGGCGCAACACAACGGTTCGGCCGTCGGGAGTAACGTACGCCTTAATGCCTTTTCGGTCGGTGAGGCGGATTTCCTTTACCGAACTGTTTTTTGTGATTGCTTCTGAAACAAACTGGAGCACCCACTTTTCAGCCTGGTTAAGCTCTCCTACCTCGTCTGCGATTACATAAGCTCCGTTATCCAGAGCCATCCGACTTCCGTTTTGTACGTCGGGGCCACCAGGGAGTTTGCCTTGCTCGTCGTTATAGGCTTGCATTGCCTCGAACGTGGAATTGATTTCGTCTTCACCCATTTCAGGCAAGCCATTCTCTTCTGCGTATTTCCGCATCGCCGCGCCAAACTCTTCTCTGTTCAGCACGCTACCGTCCTCGAAGCGGATATATCCGTTATTGGCAGAAAAAATGTTCTCGCCGTTGGCGGGAACATCATTCGTTATTCGGTTTTCTGCTTCTTCTGCGAGCGTGCCTGAGTCATTCTCTTGAGCTCTGCTGACACTATCTCCTCGCCTTCCTGCTCCACTTTCCAGGCCAGTTCGACCTGTTCGTCCCATATCCGACGATAGTGCTCCAGACTTTTCTCGCCAGTTGAAGTCAATTTGCTCGGTTCCTCGGAGCTGTCGGGGGCTTTCGCCTTGCGGAACATCTGCGCTGACTTCTGCATATCCATCAAATTTTCCCTCCTTAATAAGTTGCTCAAATACTTCTTTGGGTTTATTTCCATACTTAAAGGAAGTATCCACAAGATTGAGGAATCGTCCTTTTGTTGCATAGCGGCCAAGATTTCTTCCTGCGGCTTTCAAAGCGTTCAGGTCATTGTGGCACAGGTAAACCTTGTACCCCTCGGTTTTCAGCGCATTGTACCAGTCATAAACCGACTCAGCTTTGCTGCCAACAATCGGGATAACCATGTTGTCATGACGGCTAAGAGCTTCGTCAAAGGCTTGAGCGAGAACCAGCTTGCTCTCCTCATGCACGAGATTTGCGCCATACCCATTATTGAACTCAGGCAGTCGTTCTTTAATGATGTCGGAGTCCATTACTCGGGCGTGGTGGGCGTATGACAACGGGTCTACAAGGGTTGTAGATTTGCCGCTTGCGGGTAATCCTATTACGAGATACGCGGCATGACCTTGGTCTACTTTACCAGTATACTCGGTTTCTCCGTTGACGTCAACCGCGCTGCCCATTGCGAGGAGGTTCTGCTTTTCGCGCTCCCGCAGTTCCTCACGGCCTTCGAGTTCTACGGTCGACTTGCTACCCATCTTGTCAATGATGTCAAGAGCCTCCTGGACTTCGGGGATGGCAAGATAGTCCTCGACAGAGACAGCTTCGCCGTTATTCAAACGCTCATACGCCGCTTGAAAGTTGTCAGAAACTTCCTTGCCAGTTGAGCGCATTTTCAGTCGGCTCGATTTGGGTGGCCCACTTTGCTCGACAACGGGTTCCGCCTCAGTTGCCTCACGACTTGAGGCGGGAAGAAAAGCGTCAGACGGGTTCGTCATAGTGGAATCTACTTGCGTAGGCTCTGCCTCAGGTGTGGTTTCTACCACCTGTGCAGGTTGGCCGCTGGGCTTAGCCGAAAGATAGAGCTTTCGAAGCTGCGCTTTGGTCGCACCTTCAGGTAGCTCAACCCCTGTAAGCTCGGTAAATATTCTGCGGGTTTCAGGGTCGCTGAATTTCTTGTCTTTGCCGATAAGAACTTTATCCACCTGATTGCCAGATACGTCCTCACCGTTCATAATAGCTTCAATGAGCTTTGCCTTAGCAACTGCTTCATCCGCAGCTATTCCTGCGGCAGAGAGTTTCTCGGCCACGGGTGACATGACCGTCGCCTCGGGGTTGAGCACCTGGGTTATAGTCTCGGCATCAATCGAATTGGTTTTCGGACCGAACTGCTCACGTTCCGACTTGGCCAGCTCGAGATATTCAATCAGCTCGGAGCTCTTGATGCCATTGATACCGTCCGCGATAGATGCGCTGTCATTAAGCCTGGTTTCAAGGCTCTTCGCCACCTCATAAGTTTTGGAATCTTCGGAATACTGGGTGCCGATATAAACTGCACTCAACAGTTCCACGAAGTCAGCTTTCACGGAGTCTGCGAATTGCTGCTTGCTTACATAGCTTTTAAGCTGGTTTATCCCAGCCGTCACAGTCATCGTGCCGGCGCTGAGTACACCGCCGACCACTACGCCGCCGAGGAACTCCTGCCCCATTTGCTGAGGATTAAAAACATCTGCCGCGGCCTCAGTATCGCCGAGCAGACTTCCTTTTAGACTTCTCTCGATGATACCCTGGATAACTTCTTCGCCGCCTTCGGAAACGGTACTCTTCGCCCAGGTGAGAAGTGCCTTGCTTCCTTTGCCTTCCAGCACTTCGCGCATAGCCCTCGGGAGCTTTTGGAAACCACCGAGCACTTCATCCACGCCACCGACTTCGACGATGCTACCGAGTACGCCGTTGGTCATTGCGAACACAGATGCTTGAGCCGCGGTTGCGCCTGAGTCAATAGCATCGGCATAGCTTGTGCCAGAGATTTGGATGAAGGAAGATACTGCGGCGGGATTAGTCGCAACTTCTTTTGTTGCGGAAGTGAATATCGCGCGTATCTGAGAAAAACCACCCGAGGCAATTTCTGCCGCTTTAGTCAAGTCTTTCGCTTTTGAAGCGCCTCCCGCCGCGACAGTTATGATAACATCGGGAATGGCGCGGAACAGAGAAGTTCCGTATTCGTCGATAATTTGGGATGCCCTGGTTGCACTGGCATTGGTAGCGTAATACTGTTCCCAATATTCCGTTTCGGCCTTACCACGCTCCGCAAGACGGGCGAAGGGTTGCTCGGCCATACCCGTAATACGGTCGCCTCCGAGCATGTACCACAGCTCCTGGCCCCATCCATCGGTGCCGCCGGTTACGAAGTTAAGAAACTCTGATACACCGTAGCCCGCGTAGGTAAGACCCTTACGGACAGTGCCCGCAAGCAACTTCCCGACCTTAACTTTGCCGTTAGAGGCATCAACGTATTCCTGATAATCTTCGGCGCTCTTAAACTGACTGTAGTATTGGTTCAGACTTCCTGCGGCTTTCAGCATGTCATCTGTATAGCCTAATGCTTCTTCCGTATCATAGCCCATACTCTTGAGTCGAGCGAGATTATTACGGTAAGCATATATCTCATTGCTAAGAGCGTTGCGAGCGTCAGTGTCGGCGTATGACTCAGAGCTAAAACGCTTGTCGATAGACTCGCCCAGCGCCTTGGTCTGCGTGAGAAGGTCTTTTGCAGACTGCTCATTGTAGTTCTGCGCCATAGTCTGCTGAGCTGTTGCCTTCTGCGTTGCGTTCGGAGTGAATGCCGAACCTGCATCACGGGCGCGGCTGTCCGAGCCTGAGCCATACTGCTTCAGATAAGACTTAAACTCCTTGGACGAGCTGCCGCTATATCCGTTATCGGCAAGCCACATGTCAATAGTACGACTGTTGAGCTGCACCGAAGGATTGGCTTGATAATAGTCATAGGCTTCCTGAGCTATTACCTGCGAGGAACGGGTCTGCCCTTTGGTCGGAGAGGTATAGGGTTTTGTCTTGGGAAGCGTAGTAGGCGCAGACGCACTTCCCTTATTCGGCACCCACACAGATACCTGCCCGCCTGTGCGAGCTTGGGCATCTTTGTAATTCTGCTGGTTCTGCTGTTCTATTTGGCTGTCAAAGTCAGCACTGACTTGACCGAAATGTTTTGCCATAGATTTTCCTCCTTAGCCTGAGGGTAGTTGCTTGCCTGTCTGGGCTTTATACTTTTTCGCCAGCGTATTCATCTGCGCTTCAGTAATACGACCCGCGTCGCTGGCTTTATTCACGGCGTTGATGAAAGCGTTGGTGCTGGTATAGGTCTTGCCGTCCCACACGAAGATACCCTCATCAGGATAGAATGTCAGGCTGTCCATACCCGCGGAGCTTCCGCCTCCGTACTGCTTACTCGCGGTCTTGCCGCTGATAGAGTCGTTATAGGCGTTCCATGCGTCATCGAGTGAAGTTACACCCCACTTGGCCTTAGCCGCGGCTTGGGACTTTGGGCCCCAGCTACCGTCCTGCGCAACACCTAACACCGCTTGAAGTGTTCGGGTATGCGCGGTTTGGGTAGAGGCATTAGCCGTCGGATTTGGGCTTGCCGCGAGTGGGTTTTTATCGCCGCTTTTATCTTTGGGGTTTGCCGCGGGATTTGCCGCGGGTGTTTTTACCTCACTGCCCGAGCCATTACCCCCGCCTGAGCTACCGTCGTAGAGAGTAAGCCCCTTTGCGGTAATGAAGTCTCTTGCCTGGTCGCGGGTAAGGCCCATGGCCGCAAGCTGTTCCGCAGAGGGCATAACACCTGCGGAAAGAAGTGCGGAGCCGATGTCAGCGAGCTTGGCCTCTTCGTCCTTGTTGAGCTCATACTCCCACTGCTCTTGCGCACGAGTCTTGGAGCCGTCGGGCATATAGCCAGTGATGTTTGCGTAGTTCAGTGCGTAGTTCTTCTCCCACTGTATCAGCTCCTGCTGATACTGGTCGTAGCTCAGCCCGAGCTGAACCGCCCACTGGTAAGAGCTCATAAGCTGGCTCAGATAATTCTGCGTCAGGGAAAGAATGGCCTCGGCCTTGTCAAACTCACCCTGAGCGCGCAGGTCGGCAATCTGCCGTGCCGTGTCGGTGCTCAGCTTAGTCTGCGCCTGGTTAACGGCGAGGCGGTTCTTCGCGGCCGCAAGCTGTATCTCGGTGTACTGGGTCTGACCAATGCCGCCTTTATCACCACGTGCCTCAGCGTACAGAGCCGCGTTGTCCAGGGCCTTACGCTCGTCAATATCGACCTGGTTGCGCTGAGTCTGGAACTGCGCCTGTGCGTCCTCCTGAGCTCTCTGTAGCTCGTTGACGCCCTGCTGCACACCGAAGTCAATTTGAGCGTTGGCCGCCTGGGTCTGCGCACCGAGCAGAGAGTTGAGCATACCGACAATCGTCTGAAGCGTTGCGTTCGCATCCATGTTCTGCGGCACGTTAAGCCCCTGGGCGGTCTGTGTTGCCGTCTGTTGGGCTTGCTGCGCGGGGGTAACAGGTGACACCCCCTGGGCAGGAGTCGGCTGAGCGGCACCCTGAGCGGCACCCTGAGCCGCACCCTGAGCCGCACCCTGAGCGGCGTTCTGCTGCACCGCCTGGGTGCCCGTTGCGGCAATGGGGCTGGCGGACGCATTAATCGCATCCATGGCCTGTTGCATGCCCGAGTTCGCAGGAGTCGCGGGCACCTCCTGCGCGGAGGTAGTTCTCTGCTGTTGCGCCGCCACAGCATTAGCTGTGGTCGGCGCGGTTTCGTCTTGTCTTATTTTATTTGCTATCGGAGTATTTGCTGCCATAGTCAGCCTCCTTATTATTCGTCGCCATCACCAGGTTCAGGCTCGGGGTCGGGCTCGGGGTCGCCGTCACCAGGTTCAGGGTCGGGTTCAGGCTCGGGGTCGGGCTCGGGGTCGGGCGCCATGAAGCCCTTCTCCTTCAGCTCGGCAAGCAGAGTGTTGAAGTCAGTCTTGAGTGCCGCGATGGTAGTCGCAGTGCTATCGAGCTGGTTGTCCAATACAACAGCCTCAGGAGGCTCAGGAGCGCCATCTACGAGGAAGGTGATATCTTTCATGGCTTCCTTTGCAACGGCCTCCAGAGTGATACCTGCGGCGTTCTCAACGGCAGTCAGGTCTACCACACCACCGATGAGAACTGCGGAATAGCCATTCGCGTCGGGGCGGTTGACGAAGATTGCGTCATTAAGCAGCAGACCGATTGCGGACTCAGTGTTGGCCACACAACCCGCCGCGCTGATAGGAGTACCCGCCTTTACGACGGTGCCTTCGATACGAGTCCAGTCGAGCTTAATCTCAACAACTCGTGCGGTTTTATTCCATACGAAATCCATAGAGCATTTCTCCTTTATTCGTCATCTGTTTTATCCTTGCGCTCCTCAACTGCTTTCCTGACCTTTTCTATCATGTTAATCAGGAACTCAGGCACAGGAGCACCAAGCTCGGCCGCGTTTTCGACAATGCTGCCCAGCTCAGTAAAGAGATACCAAAGCACAACTATCGGTGATACCAGGCAGTCATACTCGAACGGGAGGAACTGTCCGAACTCAGACATAACCAGGCCGAGCGCGATGTCGCATAATGCGGCCACGAGGACTGCGCCGATACTGCCCAGCTTATGCCACAGACCCTTGCGAGCCTTGGTGCTTGACCACTCTCCGCGGGACATTGCGCTGCACGTCCCAGTGAGATAGTCCAACACCATGGCGGTGAGCCAGATAATTACGAGCCACCCGACCCAACCAAATAGCGCGGTGCCGAATGCGATGACTGCGGTGATGGCGGCTTTGATTTCAAGTGCTTTATCAGGTGCGTCCATTACTTGCCCTCCATAAGTCTTTGCGCGATTACGGCCACGCGTACGTCGGAGTAGCGCATATTGAGGTCATCGGCATTTACCGCCTTGGATGTGCCGCCGTTAATAGCCTCCCTGTCCAGCAGTTTACGTACTTCGGGCTTCAGGGATGCAGGTACGTCTGCGATGGTCTTCATGGTGGGGTCGTCTTCCTCGATAACCTCGCGGATAAGCTGCTTGAGCTCGGCTCTGGTCATGAAGAGCTGAACCTGCTTATCGTCGGCTTCGGTCTTGGGGTCAACATAGTTCACACCTGCGGCCTTACACAGGCCCTTGCAGATGGCCTCACCCAGTTCAGTGACGTGGTCGATAATCCACTGCGCGTCGGTGGCGTTGTCGTGGAACTCGCACTCACAATAGACGCAGAGGCCGTCAGTGTACTTGATTTCGTAGAAGTTGGCCACGCGTACACCGTAGCTCTCCTTCGCAGTGGTGATTGCTGCGACCTCGTCGTATACGGGCTTGGCGTACTTCATGTGCTTGTCGTCCAGGTCCTTCACGAACACGACGCAACCATGGCCGCCGCCCGCGTTGGTGTGGATGCACAGGTGGATATCAGCCTCCCACGCATTAGACTCTTCGACGTTACGCTCAGCCGCCTGTCCGAGCGGTGCCTTTTTGACGTCGAAGCCGCATCGGAGGAGCGCAGTCTTGGTCGCTTCACCGATGCGATGGCACTGTTCTTCTTCAGTTGTGTTTCCCGCGGAGTAGCGATTGTACTCCTGCTCCGAGGGAGAGATATAGATTTTCATCATTTTGCTTCGCTCCTTTTTGGGTATAAAAAAGCTACCGACTCATAGAGCCGATAGCTTTATTTCTTATTCGTCCTCCAGCAGTCCGCTGAGGGCCTTGTCATAGTAATCGTCCGTAAACATCATCCTCACATAAAGTTTGCTTAAAAGTGTTACGTTGCTGCCTAACTTGTTATGTTATTTGTTATGTTAGTTGCGCTCAAACCGAGTTACGCGACCACTTATATTTATGTGGCCGAATAACTGCCCGTCGTCGATGATGCCCGCGGAACGACTCACGCCCTGCCAAAAAGCGACGGCGTCAATGTTGTTATGCCTGAACCATGTCGGCTGCTTGTAATTGCTCACAGTGTAATCCCACTCAAAGACTTCACCGTCGGCGGCAATGAAATATCTGCCATCGGTATCGGCGGAGCACACTCGGTCAATATCATGACGTGCCACCATGCTTAAAAGTCCGCGTCTGGAGTTATTGCCGTTCACCTTGTCGCTTATGACCGCGATGTTGTTCTCGTGGGCGGAGGAGCTGTCCAGAAGGATGCACACACCGATTTTGCTGTGGCAGAATACAAGGTTATTCTCCACAAGCTGGATGGTCCACGGAAGGTCACAGCCGAACTTGGTGTTAATGGAAACATAATCCATCGTAATAGATGCTCGGCCGTTAAGCTCGGTCAGACCGTATGTGGCTTTGCCGATAGAGTCTCGCTTAAACACAACAAGCAGGTTCTGCTGACGACCGAAACCCGTAATAGTTTCGTAGCTCTCACCTGCGAAATTGTAGTAGATGTCGGGGAAGTAACCAGGGTTCATGGATATGCTGTCATTACCCGACCAAAAATACGCATTGGGTTGCAGCGAACAGCCGCCCATGACTACGCAGATGTTCGTGTCGCCACCATACACAGTGGCGTATCTGCAACTGTCGATGCTCTCGTAGTTGGTGTCATGTGGGTACTTGAACTTAATCTCGACTGAATTATTCACGGGCGGGTCTGCCACGGGAGGGGCGGTCTCGAAACTAATCGTGTATCCGTTAACCGTGTCATCCCACTCGCCTGAATAATCGTCGCCTTTTATCTGAACAACGCCGTCAACCTTGATTTCCACAATGGGGTCGAAGTTATCGCGGTATGGAATTTCGGGGATGTGATATTCGACTACACCCTCCTCGGCATTATACTTGCGTATCTGCGACAGGGTCAGGCGGTTAACTGGCTGATAGTAATCACCGCCGCCCGTGGTCGGGTCGCAGTTAATAGCAGTTATCGGAACGTACGGCTCGACATAGCTTGCCACGATAGATTCCGTCGGTATGTTTCCCGACGTACGCACACGCTTAATCTGCACATACGCCCCTCTGGTCTTATACATAAGCAAGTCATCCTGATATCTGAAGAAGGTACCGCGTACCTCGGGAACAGCGACATTAAGGTCTTGCCAGTTGCCAGTATCGGGATTGAGAAACGCGATGGTCGTACCGACGTGAGCGAAAACATAGCCCCAACAAAGATACTCATAACAGGTTAATGCAAGTCCGCTTAGAATGTCGCCGCCCGTGTCATCTATGTACACCTGGCCATCCCTGGAGGATATGATGCCGTCGTTCCAGTTCATGTTCAGCATATCGGGGCTCTCATACGCAGTAAGCTGGTATTCCAGGTCGCGGATGTTCAGGCCGCCACAGAGGTTCTCGAAAGTGGCAACATACTCAGCTTTCGGGTCGGGGCCGTACTTCAGTTGATATGCGGTCGTACCGCGAATGCTTTTACCTCTTATCAACAGTAGTCACCTACCCCTGCGAAGTTGTACACGTCATGCACTACCTCTCGCTGAGCGCGGGTCTCCTCCCCCAGCATACTCAGCTTCATCTGCCACTCGTTGTACAGGGCAGTATAGCGATAGGCGTCGTCCTCAATAACGAGAAACGCAGCAACGTAGTAGGGTATTGCCGTCTGCGCGGCCGCCACATTATCCAGCGGATGAGTATCGGCAGGATTGGCGGGCAGGAGCTGAGGACGGCGGTAATACTCAAGGTATACGTCGCCTCGGATATGGTCGGGCACAAGGATATAGGTATCGCCCATTCGCGTGTAGCCCGACTCGTAGTAGGTGTGGCCGTCAGTAATAACAAGCAGACCGTGAGGCACTATATCCATCAGGTCTTCGGGCAGAATGTATCGGTACATGTGCGCGTCGTGGTCTGCCACACTGGGGTCGAGATAGATGCTGTTCTTGAGTCGCTTCGGACCGGACGCCAAAAGCAGTTCCGCGTCGTTGATAAGACCAGGAATACGGTTAATGTAATCCTGCTGATTATTATAGGTCGGGGCAATCTTCGCGCCCGCCAGTGTATACTGGTTAATAAGTTGGAGGGCCTTATCGCGGCACTCTCCGTAATTCATAGGCTCATCTCCTTTTAAGGGGTTGCCGAGGGTGGGATGTGCGCCCACTTACGCCCGCATAGGGCCAAGGAGGAAAAGTCCACATCTTCGGGGCGTAAGCACTACGCCCTCGGCATATGAAAAATAGCCCAGGAGAACCTGGGCTATTTTAGGGTATCGCTTAACCGATGTTAAGGATTGCGTCGCCAACTGCGATGGGCTTGTTATCAGAGTCGACCTCAACAACGCGGACAACAGTGTCGCCGCTGGTGGGGGTAATCTCAAGGGAGTTACCGCCAGTGAGCTCAGTCCAGTTTGCGGTGGTGATTGCGGAACCGTGGGTTACAGCAATCAGACCAGATGCGGTAGAAGCGGTATCGTAGTAACGCTTGCTGCCTTCCAGAACTGCGGGAACAAGAATGGTGCTCTTGTTCTGAGCGGTGGCTGCGGTGTTGACAATCAGGTTCTTCAGGACTGCCTGAGAGCCGTGGTAGTACACTGCATCAGCCTTTTCGTTCAGCACGAAGCAGTCATAAATCATGCGCCCCTCGCGCATTTGTTACCGTAGAGGCTTTTTATCCTCTACTTCTCGCGGTTTCCCGCGAGGTCAGCATATATTTTCACCCTCGCTTTGCGGTGGGGTGTCGGATACTCGTGGCGAGATTATATTCTGCTGTGCAGTTTCACTCGCTATGCGTTACAGTGTGCAGAGATTTTTACCTCTCTGCCTTACCTCGGTATTCCCTGTACCACTCCCAAAACTGTTCCGCTGTATTGCCACCAAATCCATACTTCTGATGGAAGCGGGTGTGGCAGCTCGGACATAAAGTTACACCGTTTGAAACGTCGAAACGCTGGCTCGGCGAAGTGTCATAAGCCTCAAGGTGGTGGGCGTTAAGCTCGCTGCCATGCGCGCCACAGACTTGGCACGTGTAGCCGTCTTTCGCGTACACCGCCTTTCGCCAGACTTTCGCGGCCGTAAGATTTCTGTCACTCGGAACCACATGATAGGTTTTCTTGTGACAATTTCGGCATCGAAGGGTCGCGGCCTTTGCGTTTAGAAACGTATCAAAATCTATTAAACTTTCATGCCCGCAACGGGCTATGTATCTCATGGGGGTTTTGCAGTTTACGTACTCAGTTTCTAAAAGAACACAGTCACGTTCTTCAAATTTCTCTTTCACATAATCGTACTCATAGCGGATTGATTTGCTACACTTCGCGCACAGGCGACCCGCGCCATACCTGAAGTGTGCGTAATCCATTTCATTTTCATGCCCGCAAAGAGCAATATACCGAACTTTGAATGTTGTATTCGTAATCGTATTTGACAAGACCTTGCAGCCCGCAGTTTCAAATACCGCGCGCATTACAGAGTCTTCGAGGCTTTCTTTTCGTGCGTTGTCTTTATACCGACAAGCTCTACATAAATCGCCTTTTCCGTGTGAAAAATTATTCAGCGTGATAGTTCTCTCGTGGCCGCACGTTGCTACATACCGCATCGGAGTGCTGTCATTGAGATACTCAGTTTCGAGTAATTCGCAGCCTCTAAGCCTAAACAGCTCGCGGGCGCGTTCTAAGTTCCATCTTTGCGCCATATAATCCCCCTAAACAAATCACATATTCTACGGATGATTATATCAGAGGCAAGACACAAAGTCAAGAAATGGAATGGCACGTTACGGGTTCACCGATTTTACCCGATTCGTTAGGCGGATTACGCCGCCCTCTGGCCGAGGGATTGATTGACCAGCCATCCAGAGATTCCAGGAGGATTATCGTGAATCTTATAATCCTCAAGCTGCTTAGGACCGGTTGCAGCGATGGGGTGGGTGAGGATAAATGCCGCGCCAGCGGGGAGCTTGCTGGAGGGAACCTTAACGATGGGACAGCCGTCAACTTCGCCCATAACGCCCTTGATTACCATTTCCTGAGACAGGTTGGAATACTTCATGAAGGCGGGGTCCTGCTTCAGCAGGTTGGCGAAGCGATAAGAGGCGAAACATACACGGCCCTTATCGGGGACATTGCGGTTGCCCAGGAACTCCATGCCGTCGAGGAATACCTCATAGGCGTTGCTCTTGGTGATTGCGGTGGTTGCATAGTTGCCACGTGCGGTGGCTACACCAGCCAGGGTCTTGAATACGTAGGTGTCGTACTCGGGGACGATGACTTCACGAAGCTGACGTGCCAGGGCCTTACCTGCGTCAGAAACCATCATAGACTGGATTTTGTCGCCCTTG